CCGACCTCGCCGAGCTTGTTCGCGACATCATCGAAAGGGAGCCTGCAAATGGCTGAGCAATTCCAGCCGGGGGATATGGTGGAACGCGCACCGGGCGCGAAGGCGTCCTACCCGCGCTCCTACCCCAAGTGTAGCTGCAAGGGGCCGAAGGTTGGGCGCATCTACACCGTGTACGCCGTGAACAGTTACCTCGGCGGCTTGGTGGTCGGTCTGTCGCTCAACGAGTTGCCGCTGCCAGCAAACCACGGCCACAGCCCAGACGTGGACGCAGAGATGATGCGCCTCGTCTACCGCCCCTCCGCCGACCTGATCGCCAAGCTGACCGCCGAACCTGTCCTACCTGAGGCCCCAAAGGTCAAGCGCCGGGTGTCGGCATGACCGAAGCCCACGTCTTCATCGGCGAGCATCGGTTCAGCTTCGGCCCGGCTGACGACGCACCCCCGCCTGCAATCGGTGTCGCCCCTGCCCTGGAAGCCGCAGCCGACGAGATCAAGCGCCGCGCAGCCGTGGTGGCCTCGACGCTCCACGTCAGGACCACGCTGCCAAAGCTGGAGGCGGCACAAGCCGAACTGCTGGCGATCTCGTCGCGGGCGCTTGGTTTGTACGGCGCGGTTGCCGACGAACTGGAAAGGATCAAGCCGTGAGCGACCAGAAAATCAGGGGTGACGCGCCGTCCACCGATGCTGCCGAGAGGACTTTCGCATGACGCTCGATCTAACCACGCTCGGCCTCAGCGCCGACGCCATTGCCGGCCGCGTCAACTCCATCGGGGGCTCAGACGCCAACATCCTGATGTCGGGCGATGAGGCCGCCGTCCTGCGCCTGTGGGAGCAGAAGACCGGCCGCCGCCCTTCGGAAGACCTGTCCGACGTGCTGCCCGTCGTCATGGGCAGCTTTACCGAGCCGCTGAACGTGGCGTGGTTCGTCAAGCAGACCGGCCTCTGCGTCGCGACTGAGGACCCCTGCCTCAACCACCCGATCGACACCTGGCGCACCGCCACCCTCGACGGCATGGTCCGTTCGGCCCAGACCGGCGAGCCGCTGGGGATCTTCGAGGCCAAGCACGTCAACGCCTTCGGGCGGCCCGACGAGACGCTGGCGAAGTACCAGCCGCAACTCCACCACAACGCCGCCGTGGCCGGGCTCGATCGGGCCTATCTGTCGGTGTTTCGGGGCAACGCGGACTGGGTCTATTTCGAGGTCGAGATCGACCCAACCTATGCCGCCGCCGTGCGCCAGGCCGAATGGCGCTTCTGGATGGCGGTCCAGGCCGACGAGCCGCCGACGCCCTACGCCGCACCTCCGCCGCCTGCCGCCGACGCCCTGCGCGTGGTCGAGATGACCGGCAACAACGAGTGGGCGGCCTGCGCGGCGGATTGGCTCGCCAATCGCGACGCCGCCAAGACCTTCGAGAAGGCCGCCAAGGACCTGAAGGCCCACGTCGAGCCCGACGTGAAGTTGGCCTTCGGGCACGGCATCGAAATCAGCCGGTCCAAGGCCGGCGCTCTCAGCATCAAGGAGCGGAAAGCATGAACGCCGTCGTCCCCATCCACAACAGCAACGCCGAGGCGTACCGCGCCAGCACCGACGCCGCGAGCCTGTGCAAGGCCATCGTCGTCAACTCGGCCATGACCATCCAGAACCGCAAGTACGTGAAGGTCGAGGGCTGGCAGGCCATCGCCATCGCCCACGGCTGCACCGGCTCGGCGCGAGACGTGGAGGTCGTCGAGGGCGGCGTGCGGGCGGTCGGTGAAATCCGCCGCATGTCGGACGGCACGATCATCGCCACGGCTGAGGGGTTCGTCGGGGAAGATGAGCCGACGTGGTACGGCGGCACGGTCTCCAGCTACGGCAAGACCAAGACCCTCCCCAAGCGCCCCGACTACGCCATCCGCGCCATGGCCCAGACCCGCGCCATCTCGCGCGCCTGCCGCTCAGCCTTCGCCCACGTCGTGGTGATGATGGACGCCGGGCTGTCCACCACGCCGGCCGAAGAGGTGCCGCTGGGGGGCTTCGACGACGAGCCCCGCGAGGCCCCGCGCAACATCACCCCGAAGGCCGAGGCCAGGCGCCGGGAGCCGGAACAGGTGATCGACCCGCCGCCGGCCAATCAGCCGGTGGACCGCACCGCCCAGGCCGTTCCGCCGCCCAGCGGCGACTTCCCGCCGGATTGGGAGGACTGGCGCAAGATCATCGTCGCCAAGATCAACCGCGCCACCTCGCCGGAACAGGTCGCCACCATCCAACAGGTCAACGCCGACGCCCTGGCCGCGTGCGCGAAGGTGCTGGACGACACGGTCGAGCGGCTGTCGGCCCTGGTCGACACCAAGCTGGCGAAGCTCGCCGAGCGGGAGGCGGAGGCGGCGTGACCTGGCCGACCATCATCCTCGGCTCGCAGACCGACCGCCAGCGGGCGGCGGATTGGGTGGCGCGCGCTCCGCAGAACACCATCGTGTCGTTCCGCAAGCCGCGCCGCTCGCTGCCCCAGAACGCCCGCCTGCACGCCATGATCACCGACGTGGCTTGCCAGGTCGAGTGGGCGGGCGCCAAGCGCGATGTCGAGGCGTGGAAGGACATCTTCACCGCCGCCCTGCGCAGCGCGAGCCATGGCCTGGACGTGGTTCCCGGCATCAACGGCGGCTTTGTCCTGCTGGGAATGCACACCTCGGCGATGAGCAAGGAAGAGGTCGGCGACCTGATGGCGCTGATCGAGGCGTTCGGAGCCGAGCGCGGCGTCGTGTTCTCCGAGCCGCAGGAGCAAGCGGCATGATCAACCCCGAAGCCCTCACCAGGGCCCGCGTCATCCTCGCCTCAGGCGCGTCCCTCAGGGAGGCCGCCAACGCTGTCGGGTGGCCGGCGGCGGAACTCGACGTGATGCTGTGGAGCGCCGGTAGCGGGACTCCCGTCGCGCCAAGGAAGCCGCCGCAGCGCAGAAAGCGCCGGCCGATCGCCTCTTGCCGCCCATGGACCGGCGCTGAGCAAAAGCGCCTTCGCGCCTACTTCCGGGACGGCGTGCCGGTTTGGGTGATTGCCGAGGTGTTCCAGCGGACCGAGGCGGCGATCTTCGGGCGGGCGCGCCAACTCAAACTTCGCCACAAACTTTCAAGACGCAGCAGGGAGGCCGGGCGAGCTCAACAAGCCCCGGCCGCTGCCGCATGACCCGCCCCCATGATGGAGTGAGCGGAGGTGTTTTAGGTGACGCGCCGTCCACCTCAGCCTCCGAGGGGGCGGGGACGAACAGGCCACGGCTGCTGGACCTGTTCTGCTGCGCGGGCGGGGCTGGGATGGGCTACCACCTAGCGGGCTTCGATGTCGTGGGCGTCGATCGGGAGCCGCAACCCCGTTACCCCTTCGAGTTTCGCCGGCGCGACGTGCTCACGATGACCGCGGGCGAGATCGCCGACGAGTTCGACGCGGTTCACGCCTCGCCGCCGTGTCAGCGCTACAGCGACCTGGCTAGACGCAACGGCAATGCGGACGACCACCCGGACCTGATCGAGCCCACGCGAGCCCTGCTGCGCGCCACGGGGCTTCCGTACATCATCGAGAACGTAGACGGCGCCCCGCTGCTGCATCCGGTCGTGCTGTGCGGGACCATGTTCCCCGGCCTTCGGGTGCTCCGTCACAGGCTGTTCGAGAGCAACAAACTGCTGTTCGCGCCGGCTCACCCCAAGCACCCGCTGGTCTACACCCGCGACAAGCGAAAGGCTCACTACGGCAAGCTGTGCGAGGCCGACGCGTTCGTGATGGTGAACGGCGGCGGCAACTGCTCGAAGGCTGCGGCGGCGTCCGCAATGAACATCGGCTGGATGACCAAAGGCGAGATGAACGAAGCCGTCCCGCCGGCCTACACGGAATACCTCGGCAGGCAGTTGATGGCCTACCTCTCTCAAACGGCACACGAGGGTACTGCCCCGTTAATTGAACGTCTGCCCCCCAATACTTCCGAGGCAGCATAATGACAGTCCGTGACCTTGAAGCCCCATCCCGGCTGAAGCCCGAGCGCAGCACCCGCGCCCGCGGCACGAAGGCCGAGCGCGAGCTGGAGAAGCTGATCGAGGCCACCGGCTGGCGGGTGCGCAGACAGCCCAACTCCGGAGCGGCGCATGGCGGCTTCAGGTCGCGCCGGGGTGACCTGAAGCTACGCTGCGGAGACGCCGAGCTGGTCTGCGAGGTCAAGCTCCGCAAGGAGCGCCCCGCCATGCTGCAGTCCCTCGCCGATGGGGCTGAGGTGCTGGTGATTGACGGCGGCGGAGAGCGGGTGATCGGGCTCACCGAGGGGGCGTTTGTTTGGCTGCTTACGATGGTGGCGGAGGGAAGATGATGGCTCAGACGTTCGATCAACAGACCACCTCCCATGGCGATGGGGCGGAAGCCGAAAGAATGCGGCGCGCCTCCGTAGGCTTCCCGGCCAACGTGTCGGCCCGGTTTCTGGACGTGGCAGCACAGGCTCGCTTGACGCTGGCAGGTAGGGTAGTCGGCGGCGGGTTCTGGAAGATGCCCGCTGGCGAGCCCTTCGTCCGTCTCTGCT